TTTTTAAATTTTCCTGATTATATAACCATTGAGAAAATTCATAAGGATTTAAATTTTGACCACTTCCCTTATTAAATTTTTCTCTTCTTTTTTCAAAAGACAACGCTTTTTTATATTCATCATAACACCCCTTGGAATTACACGCCAACATTCCGCTGATATAATTATTACCTCCCATATCCACCGCCCACGTGGCACCACCTAAATTTTTATACTTTTTCCATTCATCACAACTGGTTAACCCATAGTGTTGAATGCCCCCACATCCTTGTTGATATAGATGTCGATATTGAGATTGTTCTAATAAAAATAATCTCCTATATTGTTCTTCCGTTATAAGTAATTTTTTCATTATACTTTTAGGCTTGATTTGGGTTAGTTGGTTGTTGTGTCGGTTGTGTTACTAAAGAAAAATTAAAAGAATGTTCATTTCCCTTTTTAGTAATAGTTCCTTCTAATTTAATATCTTCTAATTTTATATCCTTNCCTTTAAGNGCTTTTATCATAAAAGGTTTCACATTAGGACTTATATCATTATTTTTACTATAATTAATATTTTTACTACCATTTAATTTATATTGGTTATTCCCTATAGATTCAATCTCACCAATTTTATCTCCATATCTGTTTTCTACCTCAATCGGTGCATCACTAGCACTTTTTCCTTGTAACGCTTCTTTACTAATATCTCTATGGGTATTTTTTTCACCGATTATAATATCTTTAATCCATTCTGTTACCGTTCTATTTGCAATAACTTCTTTATCAGTTTTCAATTGACCCTTAAAAGTAGTGATACATTCTTCTACTGATTTTTGTCTATTTTTAAAATCTTCCCCCGTAATATTACTTTTAAATGTTTCAATAGTCATTCTATTTTTTGGGTTGTCGTTACTTAAAAAATATTTTTGTAATGTTTTCATCCCCCTATTACATCCTGCTAACTGATTTTTTGTGTCTTTTTTATCTTGTCTTTGCTGGGTTTTTTGACCCTTCATTGCATCCGCTTTTTCTTTAGTAGTCATCTGTGCAAATCCTTGACGTTTTTCTTTTCTATCTGCAATATGGGATTTTAAATCCTTACCAAAATTTTTCATTCCTTGCCATGAGGATTGTAAATCCTTCATAAACTGACTTTTATCAATTTTCCCTTCACTATCGGTATTTTGATCTACTATTTTTTCTACTGCAACTGTGGTATTCTCAGGGGGTGTAGAATTTTCCCGTTCCCAGTCACTCCATTCTAACGACCCTGGAGGGAATGGATTAGTTTTTTCTTCTTGTTCTACTAAATTCCCCCATAATCGTTCTTCCGTAAACAAAGTTTTCATTCTCTCTATTTCTTCCGTCATATTTTTTCGTTGTGTTTTCATAGGTGCACAGTTTTTTAATAAATATTTGTAAGCATAGAAAAAGCCGCAATTTGCGGCTCATTTTCCTATTTATTTAATACTTTAAAGTATTTTTAGAATACGTTTATTGCTCTATCAAACCTTAATGTACAAGTAATATCGGCTAAATCACTAGAATTATAATCTAATCCACCGAAATCTGCGTCATTAAGTTGTGTTCCTTGAAGAAGCCATTTTTGTACCACTACACCNGTAGGGTCTAACATTTCTAACTCTACATTCTTTTTATAACCAGCGGCATATCCTTGTCTACCTGTTACTGATTCAGAATGTAATCTCACCCATTCCATTAGTGCTTGTGTTGCTGAAGGACCAATTGGGTCTCTGAATGTTACTTGAATAGTTTCCCATTTAAATCTACCAATTACGAATGTCGAAGTATTAAGAAAAGGAATTTCTACTTCATCACTAGTGTATTTTGGTCTGCTTGCTGTCGATACCCACCATTCTTGAATCCCTAATTCGTCAGGAAAACGAAGAATAAATCTATTCTTTCTTAATGGTTCGTAAGGAACCGGCATTCTCATTAATAAATCTGCCATTGTTTTATTTTTTTAATATGTTTTTATTCTTTATTTATAAATATTCAAGTTTTGAAAAAAAATTACTTCTTTATAATAATTCTTTTTTTCTTGGTATTATTAGGATCTGAAGTATCATACACCAAAAACCTTACATCAGGATACATCCCCTTTAATGTTTCTTTTATATATTTCTCCGCAGTTTCTATGTTTCCTAAATCATCATCACTGAAACCTATACTTAATCCAGTATATTCTTCATCATCTTTGATTTTCCCCACTGCTTTAACCACTCTATCCACAAAACTTTTTAAAGCCAATGTTTTTGCAATTTCCGGATCACTTGCATTAGACTCTACTCCAAACTTCTCCATAAATGCATCTGATGACACAGGATAATAGTCTTGAAGGTTAAGATATTGATCAATACTAACATTATGAAGATTAGCAATCATTTGATTTCTTTCATCTTCTGTTAATACGGTATCAATAATAAGTTTAATAGCATCTTTAATTGCTTGTGGTGGATTACCTCTAGCCGTAATGATAGAGAAGTCACTTCCATAGGATAAAGCTTCCCTGAACTTCTCAAAACTAGGTCCAAACGCATTTTTCCTTAATGCTTCTTTGGTATCCGATAAAAAAGAGTCATAACTTCTAAAATCTCTAAAAGATTTCATAGGATCACCATCTATATATCTAAAATTTTTCCCTATTTGATTACGGACATCTCTAAATTCTTCTGTAGAAACTGAAACTGGTACCCATCCTTTACCTCTCTTTTTTTCTAAATGAATTCTAGTTGGCATGAACAAAATATTGTCATCCCAGTCAAAAGAATAAGCCCTTTTTTGAAATTCCAACAGAATTTTATTTTGATTATCTGTTATTTTAAGTTTCATAGGTAAAAAAAAAGGTGAGGTACAATGTCCTCACCCTTTATTACATTATTGTTTATTAAATGTCGTCAAAACTAGCACCAGTATTCATAATATTAAATTCTATACTGATATACTCTAACGATCTTGTTGGTTTAATGAATATTTTACCATTTAATTCATTTCTATCTATTGATTCTGGAGTATCATCCAATTCTACTCTAAAGTCAGTTAATCCTCTTTCTTTTCTAATGTTATCTAAAATTGGGTTAACTAACGATAAGAATTGGTTTCTTACTACTTCATCATTTTGTTCAAATAACAATCTGATAGAAACTGCGGAAATAAGTTTTCTCGCTTGAAGTAATAGTCTTCTAACATTAATTCTGTTAAGAGCTGTCTCTTTTTCTTGTAAGGTTTTATTACCCCATATTACAACACCCACATCTGAGAATGTAGCCATTGGGTTAATTCTTCCTTCATATAATGTATCTCTTTGGTCTAAAGTAAGTTTTAATCTCGCTTTAATTGCACTTGTGGTTCCTCTATTTAAACCTGCTGCCGCAAACCAAGGAAACGCTACATTATCTGTTAATGCTATATTTCTAACAACTTCTACTGTTGGTGGTAACCATACATATTCATTGTTTTCTGTATCATTCATTTGTAACCATGGCCAATAAGTGGCGGAATAGTTACTATCAATGTCGGAATTATCAACTAAATCAACTGCTTCATCTGCCGTTATTGCGTCTCCAGCAGAATCGGTATCTGAGGTAGTGATTATATATAAGGAATCAGCTCTGTCTACCTCTACCATATCAACCGCATTTTCTACTTAAACTATTTTAGATTCAGTTAGATTGATACCAGGAGTAGCGAATACATTTATATTAACCGCTTCTGGATTATCAAAGGTATAAATACCATCTAAGTATGCGTAATAGTCAGAAGTAATACCATCATCTCCTTGAGAAGTAGTATAAGTTGTAAAAGTTCCAACATTTAAACCCTCAACTCCATCAGTGCCACCAATAAGATAAGAATCCGTATTAGTTCTTTCATCTCTATACTCATCCCATCCATCGTAACCACCATATGGTGCGAAAGTAAATTTTCTTGTGTTTATTTTTTCATAAGGTCCACCTACTAAACTTGCATCTGAGGTAAAGGGTGATACACCTACTTGAAGTGTAGGTATATATGCATCCGGTCCTAAAATTTCTGCACCTACCGCATCTTCATCCATATGGAAACCTGCTGTTTTACCTGTATATTCTTCATTTGTTACGGCATCTAAACCTTTATAAGTAAAGAAGTCAGCATCTACACCTATTGTACTATTTAATCCTAAATAATATTTTCTTACTCTATTATTACTTAAACTTGGGTAAGAAGTTGCATATTCAATTTGTGGTGGTAAAGAAGTTCTAGTTCCATCATAAATTCTATTTAATACACCTTCAAAACCTGCTGGGAAAGAATCGGTTGGTGCAAATTCCGCCATTTCTACCATAATGTATCTACTACGTAATGGGAAATCACCATTTGATGTACCTACTCTCCTACCAATGAAATTTTGATCTTTTGGATCCATTGTTAATTTACTATATTTTTCTAATACACTTGGATTGGCATCTGTATCATTAAATCTCCTTACTAATAAATCAAATGTTCTAGCATCTGGTTTAATATTAATAATGGAGAATTTAATATCTTTATTAGCGGCATTACCATCAGAAATAGTTATAAATCTAAATAATCTCTCTAAGTTATCACCTTTTAATTCAGATAATACGTATGGAGATGCTGCCGATTTCCATTGTTCTTGATAATCGTCTAAATTTTGTGTATCACCACTCTCAATAAAATTAAAATGAGTAGTTAAACCTTCTACCTTTCCTGCATCATTTAAATCATCTAAGGAATTATAGTAAATTTCTTCTACAAATAATTCTGTATCTTTATCTTGTGTTCCAGTACCCAATATACTTGCAATATAATTCTGTTTAGTCTTATCCATAGAGACATCATAACTAAAAGTATTACCACCACTAGTTGTTCCACTAATAGTAAATTGTGCAAAAGGGTTAGTTTCAATACCATCGGTATTAGTCATTTCAGCACTTATTGTTTCATAATCTATTAATTCGTCCGTACCATAACTTCCTCTAGATCTTAAAGTTGCCACTACACTATCATTAAGACTAGTATCACATGTTGCACTAAACGTAGTTACCGTTCCAGAAGTGGTTCCTGTGGAAATTCCACCTCCACTTCCTTGACTGATAATTTCCATATCAAAAGTAGCACCTGAAAATGCACATGCCCCAGCCGAAGCGAAAGCAGGTTGGGTAATACTGATACTATTTCCTGTAGGTTAAAGTACCTAATGTTGACAAAATTACTATCTAATGTTCCATTATCATATAATGTCTAGTAAAAGTGAGGTTGTAAATACCATTGCTATTGGTGCACCTGCTGTAGATGCTGTATAACTTAATTCTAGAGGTTGTGTAATTGTACCAGTTGTGCCGGTGGTGCTATCATCTTGTGTTGCCGTTAAGGTAATAGACCATGCATTACCTGCTCTGTATCCTGAAATTCCTAATACCCTACTAACATATAATTGATTAGTCTGAGTTAAGAATGATTTAGCGACATAGTTAAGTTCATATTTATGTAATCCTGTCCCAGTATACTTTTCGGTATTCAACCCTCCATAGTAACTCATAAAATCATCATAATTTGAAATAAATACTGGTTCAAATGCTGGCCCTTTCGGAGTTTCTCCTACTAATCCTAATGTAGTAACCCCTACTTGTCTTGTTACAAATGTTAAATCCTTTTCTGAGGTGAATACCCCCGGACTTACAAAAATTCTATCTGTCGATGCCATTTATTTAATTTTTTAAAATTTATATTATTTTATCTTTATATTATAAATATGCTGGATTTTCTGAAAGTATTTTAATGTTTTAAAATTAGTATGACTATTTTCATACTTTTATCATACTTATATAAAAAAAGGTGAAAAGAACTAAAAATTTAAAGATTACCCCTAAGACTCATGAGTTATTAAAAAAATACTGCGAAGATAATGGGTTAAAAATGTTTGCTTATGTGGAAAAGATTATTAGAGAAAAATGTTCACCTAAAAAAGATATCTATGGTGAGATAGAGAGATAATTATCTCCACACAAAAACTATAACATCGTCAAGTTTTAAGTTATGACCATACCATTTGAGAATGTTACCATCTACTATCTCATAACTATCTAAAGGATATCTTACACCATTAATATAAATTTCCGTTTTAGACACATCTGTTATATCTTTACCCACCAAGTCTTCAAAATGTATTTGACTATCAACAAGAGGGCTAAATTTTAAAGTTTCATATTTCTGTAAGTGATCTATTATATCACTTGGATTTCTTACAACGATATTTACTACTTTTCTTCTCATTCTATTTTAATTTCCCTGTTAATGTTATGTAAGCGCTCGACCCTAAATCTGATTTACTTATAGAGATACCTAATACGTCTCCATATTCCACCTCAAATCCAGGTGGGATGGATACAGGTGCCCCATCTAAAGTTAAACTATAACTACTAATATTTTCTATTGATGCACTATTAAACTCAATATTGTTTTCCACCGTATAATTAAAAGTATTTACTCCCGGTTCAAATTGTATATTTAAGGTTATTTCACCATCCTCTTCTTTTTGAGTTATAGTATAGTTAATAGGATGTTCGTCTTCTATTACTTCATAAACATTTAATCCTCTACTTATTGCTGGTGCCACAACAAAATCTGCAGAATCTAATAAATAACCAAGCATTTTAATATTAAATAATTGTNCATAATATTTTCTTTCATCTAAATTACTTATTACACTTTCGTCACCAATTGTTTCTAACATTAAAGGAATAGGGTGACCATTTATACGAAGATATTGTTGCCCTGCAGAAAAAGATTGTAATATCTTTTTATTAAAAATATTTAAATCTCTCATTTTATTACAAAATAATCTAATTTCATAGTTTAAATCTACTGATACAGGTTGAGGGATTTTATATATGTCGTAACTTTTTATATTCCCATCCCATGTAGGTATTTTCATATAGGTGAATGTTGGTTTCCCAGGAATATTATATGCTCCCGCATAATTGGTACCTACTTGAGCATCTGGTTTACGAACAATAGTAATGAAGGGTATTTTAATATTTTTATTCTCATCAGAAAACTGCCAAGTTTTAGCAAACTCAGCCCATCGTTGGATACTAAGAAAAATAACCGGTACTTCTTTACCACCTAATGATAAGTTTAACATATCTTTTACATATGCAATAAAATCCCTATCCATATCCTCATGTAATATACTTTTAGGTAGGTAAGTTCCAGGATTGGCAATCCTATCTAATATTGCCTGTCTTGCAGCTTCTCCTTGTTTATGAGGAGTTATATTTAATTTTTTTCTATAATTTTTCGGTAGTCCCATATACTTTAAATACCATCAAACTCATCTATATCAGTAGCGACACATGTAATAGTTCTATAAAACCCTTTAAATCCACCTATTGTATGAACATTATCGGAATTAATTATTCCATTATTTGCCACAGTATAATACTTTATTTTATCTTCTGTCTCAGCATACCCAATATAATCACCATAATTAATTTCTACTTCTAATTCATCAAGTTGTGCCTGATAAACCCCAAAAACAATGTTTCCATGCTCTAAGTATCTCATAGAACCATCTGGATTGTAGGCTTTATTAACAGGTTCATCCATTTTAAATGTTACAGTTAACTCTACAGGTGCTTTAAAATCTAATTTCATTTCTTCCTGCTTCTCCATATATATCATCAGTTAATGATTCTCCTCGCTCTACTTGAAATAAAATAACCCTAATATTAATATCCCCATCTAACCATTCTCTACCAAATTCTACCTCTAAATTAAAATCTTCTTGCGAAAAAAACTTATTGAGTCTTGTTATTGGTATTTTTCTATTGGTTTTCATATATCTTTTAACTATAAATATTTATACTTGATAAAAAAATGAGTATATTTAGAAATATGTTAGATATAAAAGACATAAAAGGATTAAAGGGAGAAGAGTTATTAGAAACATATAATGGTAAAAATCCATATATTAATTATATGAAGAAAAAATATATTAATGAAAAATCATATTTTCTAACTTCTAACCAATCTAAGTACGTAAAGAATTTTTTTAATTTTGACCCACAAACATTAAATAAAGTTATAGAAATAAGTGGATATTTTGCGGATCAATTAAAAGAAGAACACAATTTAAAAACACCAATTAAAAAAATATTGGTGGAAACTTTATTGGCTGAAACTACAAAAGCCATTCATGTTATATGTAAATTTTATAAAAATCAAGAAAATGTAAAATTAATATGGATACCAAAAACACAATTATTAGATGATATACATTTTGAGGAAATAGATATAGAAGTAGACTACGACAAATATCAAAAATTAGATAAACGTGGGTGGAAAGCATTTACCCATCAAGAAGAAGGTATAGAGTTTTTATTAAAAAATAAAAAATGTATTCTAGCGGATGATATGGGATTAGGTAAGACATACCAATCTATAGTTGCAGCAATAGAGTGTGATGCTGAAAGAGTATTAATTGTCTGTCCCGCCTCATTAAAAATAAATTGGGCTAGAGAGGTGGAAAATTTTTGTGATGATGTGTCAATAATTAAAGGAAAATATTGGGATCCTGCTAGATTTACTATAATTAATTATGATATTTTAAAAAACTTTCACACTATAGAAGAAAGGGGTAAAAATTATGAGGATTGGGAATTAAGAAGAGAGATAGTGGAATTTAATCCTGACTTGATTATTTTAGATGAAGCACATTTTGTAAAAAACCATAAAAGTATTAGGGGAAAAATATTAAAAGACATCTCAAAAAAATACTCACCAGAACGAGTATGGTTGTTAACTGGTACTCCGATAGCTAACCGACCAATGGATTATTATAATCTTTTATCTATTATTGATTGCCCAGTAGCTAGTAATTGGGTTCATTATGCCAGAACATATTGTGAAGGTATAAGATTTAAAAAAGGGGGAAGATACATTTGGGTGACTAAAGGTGCTTCTAACTTAGAAGAATTATCCACTAAAACTAAAAGAAGTATTTTAAGACGTAAGAAAGAAGAAGTGTTAGATTTACCAGATAAACTAATCACACCAGTTTATTTAGAACTTCAAAATGTAGAAGGGTATAAAAATGTATGGGAAGAATATTTATCCCAACGAAAAATAGATGGTAAAAAGGGTAATCCTGCTCGAGATTTAGTAGAAATGACTTTATTACGAACTTTTATTGCTATGGAAACAGTTCCCTACACCATAGAAAAACTGAAGAAGCATTAGAATTAGGGAAGAAAACCATTATATTTTGTAATTTTAATAATGAAATGGATACCTTTATGAGGTACTTTGGTGAGAAAGCGGTATGTGTTAGAGGAGGAATGACAGACAAACAAAAACAAAATGCAGTAGATAGATTTCAAGAAGATGATGATTGTATGGTATTTATTGGACAAATTAAGGCAGCAGGTGTAGGTTTAACATTGACAAGTGCAGAAATTGTTATTATGAATTCACTAGATTGGGTTCCTGGTAATCATGAACAAGCAGAAGACAGAGCCTATAGAATTGGACAAAATAAAACAGTTAATATTTATTATATGTTGATAGATGAAACTATTGATACCCTGGTATGGGATATTTTAAATGAAAAGAAAAAAGTAATCGGTACAATTATGGGGGAAGATGATATAATAATAGAATTCTTAAAAAAAATATAAAATGGAGGTAGTAGTTTATACAATGAAAGGTTGTCCTCACTGTGATAACCTTAAAAAAATTTTAATAGAAAAGAAAATTTCTTTTATAGAAAAAGATGTTGATAGAAAATAGAAGAAACATATAATAAATTTTCTAAGGCAGTAGATAATGAATATTTGCCGGCAGTTTTAATTGGTAAGAAAGCATTTTTTAGCGGAAAGATCATTTAAATCTATCGATCAAGCTNGAGAGGTTATTGAAAATTTCCTGTTGGAGCAGCGTCGTCATGGTCGCCACTTAGGTTAAAATTATCATAACTTTGACTATACTCATCAATTAAAGTACCTAATTGGTTAATAATGTTATCATGACCATCATCACCTTCCCACCCAGCACCTTGACCGGTACCATGTAATAAAGATTTTCTTATATCTTCTAACGCCAAAATTAAGTCTTCATTATTTGTATCAGCCTCATACGAAAATTGTATTGCCGCTTCTATGTTTCTCAAAGCAGACACTAAATGATTCATTGCTTTTATGCATTAAACCCACCGATATATCAGTAGATGTTTTAGTGGTAGTTTTAGTATAAGGAAATAAATTTTCCTCTACTTCATATTCTACTTCTTCTCTTAAAATTTGTTTTATTACATTTCTTTTCATCATTTAATAAATATACGAATATTTATAAATAAATAGTTTAAGATATGGGTTATGCATTAAATGATCAATTAACGGAAGAATTATTTACTTTAATTAAACATAGGTTAGGAGCACCGATTAGGAAAATCGAATTGGATTGGGATCAAATGTGCTCTTTATTAGAAACCTCAATGGAGGATTACTCTCAAAGAGTACAGGATTGGTTAATTGAAAATCAATGGTCTTCCTTATTAGGGCAAGAAGCAGATAATATTGATATTGCGTTTGCGTTAACTACACGTTCTTTAGATTTTGAAAGTAGATTTAGTTACGCTTATTCAAAACAAGTGGGGTTACAAGATAGAGGTCCTTGGGAAATGAAAAAGGATTATGTCATTATTGAGGCAGGTAAACAAGTTTACCAAATTCCGGGAGGAAGAGAAATTAATGAAATATTATGGATTACACCAAATAGTACCGATCACGCACTTTATTCTTTTGCTGGATTTGGAGATTACGGTTTTGGTGGTGGTTTTGGTCAAGTTCCTTATGCTGGTTGGGGTCAAGGTGGTGGCTTAGGAAATGGTGGATTTTATGTGGCACCCGCCTTTGATGTTTTATTACGAGCAGCGGATTTTAGTTTAAAATCTAAATTATTACGAAGTGAATTATCTTATAAAGTAACTGCTGGGCCGAATGGTACTAGATTATTACATTTAATACCGATACCTGGAAGTAGACTTTCATTTTCTGCGGGTGGATTAGTTGGTAGCCAAATTGGGTTAGCAGGTACTAAGGTATGGTATTATTATTATGATACTGGGGGAATGAGTCCTGAAGAAAGAAATAATTGTTTAAATGAAAACAAAGACATAATTAAATTACCTAATGAGGTTCCATTATCTAAAATAATGTATTCCGATTTAAATGAACCCACCAGAATCTGGGTACGAAGATATTTAACTTCTTTATTTAAAGAAGCACTAGGAAGAGTAAGGGGTAAATTTAGTGGGGCATTAAAAGTTCCTGATGCAGAATTAACTATGGATTATGATAGTTTATTAAGTGAAGGAAAAGAAGAACAAGTTAAATTATTAGAAGATTTAGATGCTAGATTAGAAAGATTAAGTAACGCTAAACAATTAGAATTAAAAGCGGGTGAAGCAGAAAATCTTAATAAGTCATTAAGTTATAGACCCCTCGGATTGTTTGTTATCTAAACTATACTCATCGACTATACCATATTCCTCAAACATATAAGTTGGTGAGATACCAATACTTTCCCAAAATAGTATTTCCTCTTCGGTAATGGTTAGTAAATTTTCTAAGGTATCTTGATCGGTTTCAGTAAAAGGTTGTCCGGAAGTTAACTCCAATTGTTTTCTAGTAAAATATTGTCTATGTAATGGAGAAGTAATTAAGATATCGTCTCTAACTTCAGGACTGAAACATACTAATAAAGGCTTAATTCTTTTATTAAACGCGTCTAAATACCTTTCTATATTATAGTTACCTGTACTTTCTGGATGATTTTCTATAATATCTTGAGATATATATTCACAATTAATATTAATAGTTTTCTCTTTAGTTTTTTTATCAGTTTTGGTTTGTATATCTCCATGAGATTTACGAGTTCCGGTATTAACATAATATATAGTATCCCCTAAATCTACAGTTAAATTTTCTTTTATAATTAATTCCATATGTGCTTGACGAGGTAATGGGTTTCCTGCTTTATTAAGTTGTTTAGCCCTTTTATTATAATCCGACACACTCATCCTTACTCTAGATTTATTAGCAATTTTAGATAAAGGAACTTCTTGATTGTATATCGTTTCAATAGTGTCATAATAGTCAGTAATAAAATCATATCCATTACCATTTAATAACATCTCAATACCCCTATCAATAAACTCAGCAATATAGGTGGGTAATTTTTTTGATTTAATAGTGTTACCCACTAATTTTACTTTACCATCTATAAGGTCAGCATAATTTTTTCTAGCTAAATTTATAGTAGCTTCACAAATTTCATCTACATCTAACCCCATTACCCCTTTCATGTATCTATCATTATATTCAGCAACTACCGCATCCATACCTTTATATGTTTTTCCTTTTACGTTGAATCTATGTTTACCCTCTGAAGTATAAATATATTTATCAATATCTGATGGAATAGAAAAATTAAATCCATCGGTATCACCCACTAACGGTTTAAATCCCTTACGATTAAAAAATCTTATCATATGTCTTAAATATTGCCTTCCTGTACAAGTTATTTTCTCACCCATATTAGTATCTCCCCAAGGAAATACATTAGGGGCGGATATTGACCCAAACATACCATTATTTAATATCTTTAAAGGTAGTTGTTTTTTATCATAATATTCAGATAATTCTTTTTCCCCTAATTTTGCGTGTTTGCTTTTTAATTCTTTATAAAGATTTCTATAATCATAGTTATATTGTAATAGACCTCTCATCGCACCTGTTACATCTGAGTCTGTAAATACATCATGTGTTAATTGTATTGAGGGGTATAGTGACGCAAAATCAAATTTAACGACATTCTGACTATACCCCACTTCTAATAACCTAGAAAGTCCGCCAGTAAACCCTTTGGTTGGCATAGTATGTGGGATACCTAAACCATTTTTATATGCCCATCCTAACATTAATAATTTCCATGTGGCTGCAGTTCCCATAGTAGAAGATCTCATAAAAGAAGTAGGTAGTATCTTTGCCAATAAAAAGGTTGCTTGATTAAAAATATTATCTACTTTTTCAGTTTCCCATAAATCATCTATAAGATATCTTTCTACGATATACTTTCCATTAACTACTTGACAACCTTCAGGAATTTCTTCTTTTAAAATTCCCCATGATCCATCCTCATCATTAAACCAATATTTAGTTTCAATATCTTCCCATACTTTACTAATTTTATCTCCTGGAATATATACCCTATTAGGTTTGGCAGCATTGGAATATTTGGTTATATATTTAAGGCTAGCCTGTTTAATTGAGGAATTAATTGCTTGTGCCCTTCTAACTGCATGATAAACATCCATTATATTATACCCCCACATAACTGTTTGTTCATAATATTCCATTTCAGGACCCATTTTTAAACTTTGTTTTTTCCTATAAAAAGGAATTGGTCCTAACGTTTTAGATATTTTACTCATTTCTATACCTAATTGGTTAGCTCTCTCTACTATAAAATGCCAGTCAAAGTTTTCTGAATTATATCCTGCAATAATAGAGGGTTTTAAATGATGTATAATTTTAAAAAATGTCTTGATTGCCTCTCCCTCTCTTTGTCTTAATTCTCTGCGTGTTTCCCCATCTATAGATAATACATGTTGAAATCCTCTATTATCTTTAACACCTATTTGGAAAATTCTACATTGTTTAGGGTCTAATCCAGTAGTTTCAATATCAAAAGACAATCTATGAACATCATCATATTCATCCATACCCTTAAATAACCTTTTACCTGTTTGTATTAAGAATTGTTCTGTTGGATTAATAGCTAAAAAATTATCCCTATGTTCTTCCGAATATACTTCCATCTTCCCTTCTTTAAAAAAAGAAAGTAATTGTCCGTAACTTCCTCTACAAGTTACTAAAAATTTATACCCATCTATTAATCTTGATATTTCGTTACCCTCTTCATTTTTTATGTTTAGTGGTATAAATTTAATACCAAACTCTCGCATCTTAGTTTTAATAAGTCTTCTATTCCCACCATAAAAAATTGACATATCAGGACTTTTCATCCATAAGAAAGGTTTTAATTTATGTTTTTCTATTCTTTTACCTCTTTCGGGGTCATGAATAATTAAACTAATTTTATTTTCCCTATAAGACGATTCTACTCCTACGATATACTTTTGGTCATCGTATCCTTCTAAATATTCTTTAATTTCTTCTACTGTAGCAGGCATACTTATAATGTTTAATTACAAATATACGAAAAAAAATTGAATTTTCAACTATCTAGGACGTTAATAAATAATTTATCTCTAATTGGTGCAATTAATGTCCCACTACCGTCTAAGAAAGTAATTACAAATTCACCATTGTATTTACCAGGTTTTTTAGTATCTCTATCACTCCAATCATATCTGATATAATATTCGGGTGCATCACCACCTATTTCACAATCTTCACATTTTAATTCAATACTTGCAGGAGAATTAGCTATTCTTTTAACATTATTACGTACATCCCACATATTAAATTTAATGGTTGCATTTTGAATTTTCTCAAAAAACTTTCTGAAATCATTACGACCATCATTAACTAATTCCATTTTTAATGGTGGTAAGTTACTATCTTTATTTATAAAAAATTCCATATCGTTTTTATTTATGCAAAGCTAAAATAACCTTCTAACCCCGCCCCACCACTAGTAATTATAGAGTTAGCGTTTATATTTATTTGATAACTTTCACCCGGTATAAGTTCCCCAATTGCGTTTAATTCAAATGCGGGCCAATATATTTGAGCTGCAGAATTAAAGATAGTTAACCCTTCAGGGAAATTACCCTCAAAAAATAATTCATTAGAAAACACATCATTTACGTCTTGACCTAAGATACCTTCTTCACTATAAGTAATCAGTATCCAACCCCAACCTTCACCAGGATTACTATCCGAATAAGGAGCCTCCTCAAAATTAGAACTAGTTGGTTGGGTATCACCATCAATTTCTAATGACACAACTTCACTAGGTGCACATAATTCACCTTCACAACATTCCGAATCTTCTAATACTTCAAAATTAGTTATTCCTTCAGT